GAATATAAAACGTCCCCAAAATTCTTGCAGCCATGTGTGACCGTAAACTGGCTATTGTCAAGGATAGCGAGGAAGTCGGGCGTATCTTTCGTTTGGCAGGATGATGAAGCAAAGAAAATGTTGAACAACCTTGTTGTGCCTATCATCAACAACAAGGCAGACGACAAGACAATTATCGGTAATCTGACCGCAGACGTTAAGAGCCGGGACGGACTAGGTGCGCTTTCCTTTTCCGTCAACAACTCATTGACATCAGTCACGCCAAGCACTGGCAGCGATGTACAGAAACTGACGATAACGAAGGATTGCGAACTGACCTTTGATGTGCAAGTGCAATACTACGTCAGACATCAGTTTGAAGACGCAGCGGAGATTCAGGTGCCTATGGGCGTGAAAATGACCGTGGCAACGCCAAGCACTACTGGAGGTGAGGCATCCACGCAGGAATACGAGTTCGGAGATTTGAAATACGAGGATGGGCAGATGAAGTTACCGGTCGTACTACGCAGATATGCTATCGATGGCTATCTTTATTTACTTTCGGCAGGAACGAACACAATATCGCTAAAGAAGGACGATGTACTGACGTTTGAGACTATCATGCACGGACCGGATGCGGGCGAAACTAACCCACCATCCGTTTACAGCGGCAAAATCACAGCGAGAGTCAAGATTGGAGATAGCGTGCCGATTGGGGGAAGTTTCCCTATCGGCATAAATCTACCTGAAATCGAGGTAACAAACTTCATTAAGTTTCTAGCTTTGATAACTGGCTCGTTCCCTAGGCAACTGACCAACAGCACGCAAGTGCAGTTTATCATGTTTACCAGAGTTTGGGCAAACAAGGCGAACGCCTACGACTGGAGCGGAAAACTCATTCCGTATGACCGCCAAGGTGCACCACGGAAAAGCGAGTATTCCGTTTCAGACTTTATGCAACACAACCGCTACAAGTGGAAGGAAGACGAAGAGACAACCGGGGACTATGATGCAGACCTCGTAATCAGCAACCAGACTTTGGGCTATGAGCAGGACACGTGGACGCTACCTTTTGCAGCCAGCGATGACAACCGCATACCGATAAGAACACTTGATTCTTTCGGCATGAAGAATGGTGGAGAGTATAAGGGATGCAAGGAGCGGATAATGACGCTAAGAGATGATAAGGAGCAAGCTGCACTTCGATTTGATATTGACCTTCAGAACATATTCGATACGAAGTACAAGCAGCTTGCAGCAAGTATCGCCAGGGCGCACGTAATCACGGAACGGCTCAATCTGTCGGACTTGGATATACTAGATTTTGACGAAACGAAGCCAGTGTACCTTGCCCAGTACGGAGCGTATTTTGCGGTTCTGGAAATCAAGACAACAAACAGCGGATATTGCGAGGTTACAATGATAGAGTTGAACAATTAAAAAGAAAGAACTATGGTAAGTGAAGATAAACAGCAGATTCTTGACATCAAGGTCAAGTACGAGGATGCAATCTATGGCATCATCAGATACAAGGAGAAGATAGACCAGCTAAAGCAATCCATCAAGGACTTGCAGCAGCAGGAAAAAGACAAGACCATCACGACCAACGAAATGAAGGTGCAGACGGAAGCCATCAACGCAACCATCAAGGAGTATCAGTACAACGTGCGTGCCCTGCAGAAGGAAATCCAGAACAACGTGCGCACAGAGAACGAGCAGGAGGGCAGCTTGAAACAGCTGCGTGCCCAGCTTTCAAATGCCACCAAGCAATACGATGAGATGGCAAAGGCAGAGCGTGAGGGAGCGAAGGGGCAAGCACTAGCCAAGCACATAAACGATATTACCGACAAGTTGAAACAGGCTGAGGAGGAGACGCAACGATATTATCGCAACGTTGGCAATTACTACAACTCGATGATGCAAGCAGCAGATGACCTGCAGGGGACGGAGTTCTTTGGTATGGATATTGTCAATGATACCGAGGTTAGCAACATCATTAAGCTGGCGCAGAATATGGATGGACTGACAGGCAAGCTGAAGGCGTTCGGTAAGACCGCAATCGGCTTGGTTATGAATCCATATTTTGCAGCACTCGCTGGCGTTGTCGGTGTTGGTATGACATTTAAGTGGTTCTATGACTACAACAAGGGATTGATGGAAGCCACACGACTGACAAAGGAATTCACTGGCTACACCGGGGAAGCATTGGAGACGATGAGGAACAGCATCGCAGCCACAGCGGACACGATGGGAAAGGATTTCAATGACGTTCTCGCCACAGCTGACAACCTCATGGCGAACTACCACCTATCGGGCGAGGAAGCTATGAAGGTTATCAACGATGGATTCGCCAGCGGTGCAGACCTTTCGGGCGATATGCTCAATAAGATACAGCAATATGCGCCTACCTTCCACGATGCAGGTATCTCGGCAGACCAGCTTGTGGCGATATTGCAGCAGACCAGAAGCGGCATTTTCAGCGATAAGGGTCTAGACATTATCACGATGGCTAGCAAGAAAATCCGAGAAATGAGCACAGCAACATCTGCAAGCCTTGACGCTATCGGCATTTCCAGCAAGCAGGTGCAGCAAGACCTAGCCAACGGAACGAAGAACACCTTCGACATTATCCAGCAGGTGGCTTCTAAGATGAAGGACTTCGGAGCGGACAGCCAGCAGGTGGGCGACATTCTGAAGAACGTCTTCGGTAAGCAAGGAGCGGCTGCTGGTATCCAGCTTATCGAACAGCTCGACACGATGACAACCGACATCGAAGAGGTGAAGAAGCAGACTGGAGAGTGGGGAGAGACCCAGTTGGAAAACATCAAGCTGCACAAGGAACTGAACAGCTACCTTTCGTCAATGTTCGATATGAGCCAGCACGGATTCGAGGAGATGATCGAGAAGGGCAAGATGTTCGGCACGAAGGTTCTCGTTCAGATAATGAAGGGTTTGTTCAATACCATAAATTACTTCATCGACTGGTACAACGAGAGCCTTCTGTTGCGAGGGGTAATCAATACACTAGGCACAAGTTTCCGCTTGATGTGGAACGCAATCAAGCTTGTATGCAATCTTGGAATAGACGCATTCAAGAGGATGGGCTTTGCAGCCAAGGGCATGCTTGATATTCTCGAAGGTATCGTGACCTTCGACCTATCCAAGGCACAGAAGGGATTCAAGGAGATATTCGATATATCCGGCACAATCAAGGAAGCATGGCACGACATCAAGAACGCTGGCATCGAGATAGGAAATTCCTTTGCTGACGGATTCGAGAACACCGTGAACGGAAGACTGAACCATCTGAAACTTGCGAACCTAGACGGTGGAGCGACCAGCAGCGAGCCAGTGAACGGAAACAAGGGAACGACAGCAGCCAAGGGCAGTACAACCAAGACAAAGGCACAGAGAGCCAAGGAAGAAGCGGAAGCCAAGGCAGAGGCAGAGCGCAGGAAGAAGCAGGAGAAAGAATTGCAGGCACAGATTGCGCTTATCCAGTATCAGTACAACGAGAAAGTGATGGACGCAAAGAAGCGATACCTCGCAGGTATGTACGACAACGAGCGAGACTACAGCAACGACCTCGAACAGCTGGAGAAGAACATGGTGGCACGAAGCATTGACGCATACGTGGCGGCAGGGCAAATTGGAGCGGAAAAGGCGCAGGAAATGCAGGCAAAACTTCTCGACATCATGATAAAAGCAAAAGCGGACTTGAAGAACCAGGCGAAGGAAATTGTGGACGAACTCAACAAGGAGTTCGAGGAAGCAGAGAAGAAGCGAAGGGATGCGGACATCATGAACGGTGGCACTGGAGAGGAAGACGATGCAGCCAAGCTGGAGAGATACAAGACTTTCCTTCAGAGCAAACTGGACGCATACAAGGACTATGCAGCCGTGCAGGAACAGCTCCAGAAAGACCTGAGCGATACTAACGTGGAAATACAAAAGACTGAGAATGATAAAAAGAAGCAGTTGACAGAAGAACAACTTCAAAACATGAAAAGCTATATTTTGGCAGTTGGAGATGCTTTTGTCGATTTCTTTAATAGTGAAGATAAATCTTTTCATTCTTTTCTGAAATCTTTACTTAGCTCTTTGCTGGATGCCGTAGAGATAGCCATGGAGGCACAATACATTGAAATCCTAGGAAGAGGCTTAGCTAAACTCGGATGGGCAGGCGTGGCAGACGCAGCAGCGAAACTCGCATTGCTTAAAGCAGCATTCGCAGGAGCGAAAGCACTCGTCAAGGGATTCTCCACTGGTGGCTACGTCCAAGGCTCTGGAACTGGAACCAGCGACAGCATCCCGGCAAGGCTTAGTAATGGCGAGAGCGTAATGACCGCCAAGGCGACTTCGATGTTCAGCCCGATATTATCCGCATTCAACCAGCTAGGCGGTGGTGTTCCTATCGTAGTTAACAACGGAGGCAGCAACATCGGTATGGATATGCTGGCGGCAGCTGTAGCAAGAGGGTATCAGATGGCTCCACAGCCAGTAGTGAGCGTTGAGGAAATAAACCGAACCCAGCGTAGAGTGCAGACGATAGAGAATATCGGCAGGATTTAAAGTGTAGTTATTTATTCAAGATTTGCGTTCTGAGCGGTTTTCGCTTAAAGGTGGTAAGGTTACACACCAAAGGCAATAAAAGCCGCTTAGAACGCAAAATTTCGGCTTGTTTAGAAAAATTAACTGCTTATGATATAAACATACCGAAAATAATCGTATCTTTGCAGCGTTTTAAAACTTAAAAATACCGATTCAATGGCAAAACTCAGAATATACAACGACATCGACAGCCAAGACAACAAGTTCTGGTATCAATGGTGGGGAGGCGACTGCGTATGTTTTCAGGATATAGATGCTTTTGCGGCAAGCATACCGAAAGACGATGATACAATCGATATGCGCATCTTCTGCAATGGCGGCTCGGTGATTGAAGGCTGGGCAATCTACGACCGACTGCGACAGAGCGGCAAGAAGATTTCCTGCACCGTGGAGGGCAAGGCAGCATCCATGGCAACAATCATCATGCTCGCAGCACCAAAGGAGAGCCGCAAGGCATACGAGAACGCTGCCTTCCTGCTGCACAATCCGTATGTTCCTGGCTGGGGGTTGGGCGACCAGCTGAGCGCAAAGGACTTGAAGAACCTGGGCGAGGAAATGCAGATGTGGCAGGATAAGATTGTGGACGCATACGTAGAGCGGTGCGAGTGCGACCGGGAAGAGATACAGACCTTGATGGATAAGGACATCTTCATCAACACCAGCGAAGCATTGCGCCTAGGTCTTATCAGCAGCACCGTTGCACCAATCAGCGCAAGCGCATCGAAACGCAACATAGAACAATTCATTAATTCAAAACAACAAAATCCAAAAGCAATGGAGAAAAAGACAGAAGTAAAGGCTTCTCTCCTCGACAAGATTCTCGCTAAGTTGGGCGTGAAGACACTGGAGGAAGCAGAGCAGGCGGTGGCAGAGCCACAAGCCAAGGCAGAGCCAAAGGCGATGGAACTCAACACAGCAGACGGACAGACACTGACCGTTGAGCGTGAAGAGGGAGATCCACAAGTTGGCGACAAGGCAAGTCCTGACGGAACGTTTGAAATGCCCGATGGCAAAACAATCGTTGTCGAGGACGGTGTAATTACCGACATTCAGACCGCAGGCAATGAAGGCGGTGAAGGCAATGAAGGCGGTGAAGGCGGTGAAGGCGGCAACGCATCAAGCACCGACAATGAAACCGTAGCCAAGTTGAAGCAGCAGGTAGCAGCACTCAAACAGCAGTTGAACGACACCAAGGCACAGCTGGCAGGCGCACAGAAACTCGCAAAGAGTAAGGAAGACATGCGCATCCTGAATGCCGTGAAGATGGCAGGCGGTGCTGAGAAGGTTCTGGCAGGCTACAGCAGCCACTACCAGCCTGCACAGCGACAGCCAAGCGGCAAGGGCGCAGGCGACAACGTGAACGCTGTCGAGGAAGGCAAGAACGCCATCAAGGAGAGACTTGCAAAGCTCCACAAAAAGGGCAAGAAGTGACAAAGTTATTAACCCATTAAATCAAAAGAAAATAATGGCAGGATTTACAAAAAAGCAGCTCGAGAACCTTAAACTCGAGCCGGAAAACCTCGCAAGCATCAAGGATGCCGTGCAGGAAACCTTCTACCAAGATGAGGACTTTTCTTCATTCGTGAACATCATGAAGGTCAAGAACGATGATCCAATCGCACTTATCGGTGAGATGGAAATGGTAGGAAAGAATGGTGGCGGTTGCGACCCTACCTACGAAGAGAAGGGTATCGCCAACTCTCAGAAGCGTTGGGAACTCGGACAGTGGGAGATTCCTATCAAGATTTGCTACGAAGCATTGAAGGGTTCAATCGCAGAATACAGCCTTAAGACTGGTACAGCCATTGGCGACCTTACCAGCACCGACTTCATGACCATCTACACCGATGCACTCCAGCGAGCCATGCAGCAGATGATTTGGCGTTTCGGATGGTTTGGCGACAAGGCGGCAGCATTGGCAGGTGCAGGTGGCGGCAAGCTGACAGCAGGGTCGGACGTTAGCATGTTCAACGTATGTGACGGTCTGTTCAAGCGCATCTTTACAGCTACAGCGGCAAAGAACCATACCACCATCGCAGCCAACAGCGAGGCTACGACAGCAGCGCAGGTTTCAGCATTACGCAAGAAGGGTGCAGCTACAGCAGTCGTAGACGCAATCTTGATGGACGTAGACACACGTATCATTGACGATAGCGATGCAGTGTTGCTTATGACACGCTCGCTTGCTGACGCATTGACCTACGACATCAAGCAGACCTACCACGATATTATGCCGTGGGAGAAGGTGTTCGATGGCTTCGATGTAGCAACCTACAACGGAGTGAAGATTGCTCGTGTCGGCATCTGGGATAGAATGATTAACGCATACGAGAAGGGCGAGACGACAGTCAACCTTCCACACCGTGCAGTATTCTGTAACCCTAAACACCTTATGGTGGGCACTGATGCCGATGCACTCATCAGCGACCTCGACATCTGGTTCGACCAGAAGGAGCGCAGAAACTATCTCTATGCTACCGGTAAGATTGGCACGGCTCTCCTCGAAGAGGACATGATCCATGCAGCTTACTAATCGCTCCAAATTTTCAGTTTAGTATTAAGTTATTTGACAATCCTCAACACCCACCAGACGGTGTTGGGGATATAACAATTTTAAAACGAATTAATATGACAACAACTTGCGAGAGCCTTATCGCCCAGGACATCATCATCCCTTGCGAAGACCAAGTTACGAAGGGACTGGAGGGCGATGGACTTATCATCAACCGAGACGACATCGACTTCACCAAGTCCGTTGTAGCGGGCAATATAATTAAAACATTAGTTTTGAAGACTGGCAAGAAAGCATACGCTATCCGGCAGGAAGGCAGCAAGCCATTCACTGGAACCAAGACCGAGCTGACCGTTGGCACGTATCGCAACAGCTGGAAGAATACCGTAGCAGTCGTGGTATTGGCAAACACACCTGACGTTTGCGCCAATATTATTGACGGACTGGCGAACGGAAAGTTCGTTATCATCCTTCGCAACCTATCAAAGGGAGCGGACGGAAATGCAGAGTATCAGGTGTTCGGATATGCGCAGGCACTGAAGGCAAGCGCAGGCGAGAACGACAAGTACTCAGACGACACCGAGGGTGGCTGGCTTATCACGCTGGAAGAGGAGAGCGTACCGAAGGCAGCTTATTTCTTCTTCGACACAGACAGCGAGACCACAGCAGCCAAGTATAAGAGCCTTCTGACGGAAGCAGCAGCGTAGCCTATGACATACAAGGAAGCAACAGCCAAGGTCGTGGAGTTGAAGGCACGTTTCGACAGTCCCTTTGATGCAACCGACAAGGCAGTTATAGAATCTCTATATTTCGAGGTAACACGCAAGCGGTTTGTACCGACAACCTGCCAGCAGTGTTACCACGATGCTCTGATAGAAATATATCTAAAACTCAAAAAAGAAAAGGCAATGCCAAAAACATGTAATTACGCAATGAAGGCAGGTTTTATCATTTCCTGCCCGGATTTCTACCATGGTAAGATTTTCACTAACGAGAACCTGACCGACAAGGTAGCGCATGAATATCTGACGAAGTACCCACACATGGAAAGCTACTTCCAGAAGATACCCAGTGATGAACTCATCGAGAACAAGCAGCCGCCAGCAGGCAGCGACAGCGGTGCAGATGATACAGCAGGGAAAGATCCTGCCGAAAAAGCAGCAGGCAGCGACAAGAAGAAAGACATCGACCAAGCCGAGAAAGCAGGCAAGGAAGAGTAACAAAACAACAAGTAAAACGACACAAGCAGTATGAACGTTAAGACAGTTAAAAAGCCAAAGCGAAGGGTTGATATTGGCTACGTCAGCCGATTCAAGATGCAGGCATACGGATATGATAATCTTTATCCGCAGAACCTCGCACGCATCACGGAAGCCAGCGGAACGGCAATGCTGTGCCTTAACCGATATGCCCGATTCATTGAGGGCTACGGCTTTGATAGCGACATTCTAGCAGCGTTGGCGATGAACCAGCAGGGGGACACGGCAGACGATTTGCTCCGGAACGTAGCGCAAGACCTCGCACGCTTTGGAGGCTTTGCCCTTCATGTTAACTACAACGTTCTAGGGCAGGTGTCGAGCGTGAGCCACGTACCCTTTGAGAATTGCCGCCTTGAAGAGACGGACGACAAAGGGAACGTGGCGCACGTCTTGCTGCATCCAGACTGGGAGCAGAAGAAAACGAGGAACGGAAAGCGGTTGATGGTGAACGAGAAGACAATCGAGCGCATCAACGTCTTCAACCCCGACCCGGACATCGTTCTCGAACAGATTGAGAACGCTGGCGGCATCGACAGCTACAAGGGACAGATTCTGTGGCAGAGCCTAGACGGAAAGTTCATCTATCCGACAGCCAGCTACGATTCTGCCATCACGGAGATTTCGACCGATGAGGGACTGGGTAACGTCAAGATGCGAAACGTCCGCAACAACTTCCTCGTATCGTGTATGCTCGTAACCAAGAAGGGCGTGCCTAAGTTCAACGAGGAAGGCGAAGAGGTGGAGAGCGGACAGATGATTTCCGATGAAGACCTTTTGCAGTTCCAAGGGGACGAGAACACAGCGAAGATTCTTGCTGTCGAGGTGGAGAACGAGGAAGACGAGCCGAAGGTTGTCGCCTTCCCGACAAAAAACTTCGACAAGGAGTTCAGCGTGACCGACAGCAGCGTTATCGAGCGAATCTACGCACAGTTCCATCAAGAACTCTTCTACTCAATTCGTATTGGCAAGCTGGGATTCAGCGGACAAGTTATGCAGGACGCTTACGAATACTATGCAGGCGAAGTGACGACCGAGCAGCGTTTCATCGAGCGAGCCTTCAAGAAGATTTTTAAGAACTGGCAAGACCCAGCCATTCAGAACCTAGACCCCAAGCTACAGCCGTTGAAGTATATCAGCAGCGAGGTGGCAGGGAACAACACGATAGATTGATTGAGCCTATGGGAGAACAGAGAAAACAACTTATCACGGTTGATCAGTTCCGAAAACTGGCACGACCGACCAGCACACACCTAGATGAGGATGATGTGAACGCATACATTCGGGAATGCGAAGATGCGAACATCATACCAGCCATCGGGTATGAGCGGTTCAAGGCAGCGACCGAGCAGGGAGAGTGGGGCGATTCAGTATTGCCCGATTTCCAGCCTGCGGTATTCCTGGACGGTGGCGAATACACCACCAAGAAGGAGGGCGATTGCAGCCAAGAAGAAACCAAGGTGCAGAAGTACACCAGCGGAATACGCAAAGCACTCGCTTATTTCACGTATGCGAGGCTTTTTCGTGCCGATGGCACAATTATAAGCCGAGCAGGTGGAATGCGCCACAGAGACGATTATTCAGACCATGTTCAAGATTTGTCGAACAACAAGCAATACAACGACATCATGGACATGGCAGAAAGATATTTATCAGATGCACTCGAATATCTCAAGGCATTCACCTCGAAAGGAGAAGTGAAGGCACAGCGAGGAACAAGGGCACACATTCACGCAATAGGCAACTAAAAGCACATAAGACATGAACGAGGATATTCAAAAAATGCTCCGTATGGCAGAGCTGATACGAGATGCAACGCAGGTTGGAGAAAACACAGCGGTGCGTGTCGGCACGGAAATTTACGACATCGTTGTCGAGTTAAGCAGGATGCTTGCCATGATGGACGATAAACTGGAGAACGATGCGGTCGTTAGGATTATCAAGAGTGAACTCGCCAAGATAACAATAACGGAAGCGCAAATTGCGGATGGGGCGATAACGACAGCGAAGCTTGCCAATGGCTCTGTAAAGAACAGACACCTAGCATCCAATTGTGTGACCTCAGATAAAATACAACCGGGAGCGGTCAAACACGACCATCTGACTGAGGACTGTATATCAACTGGAAACATCAGAGACGGCAGCGTGACAGCAAAAAAACTCGGCACGGATATCTACAAGGATATCTCAAACAGAGTGATCGACATCGTGACGAAGGACTTCCCACCAGCAATCACGGAGGAACAGATAACAGATATTACTAGTAAATAACAATTTAAAACAATAGATTATGCAATTTTTAGACGCAATTGGACTTGCTTACTTTTGGGAGAAGATTAAGGACTGGGCTAATTCTCGTTTTTTTAGCCAAAAAGGTGGCGAAATTATGCCTGAAATAGGTTTGCATTATATGATTAACGGAGAACACCTAGGTATAACCATAGATGGTAATGAAAATGAAACTATAAACATTTTCGATGTGAATGAAAATGGAATGGAAGCTATAGCTATCGTGAAGACTGGTGGCACTGCAACCCAAGTGTTGATGGCAGACGGAAGTGTGAGAACTTTGAATGCAGCCAACGGCATTTGTGGACTTGATGCCAACGGAAGAATCCCGCTCGCACAACTTGGCAACCTCGATACATCTTTGTTCAAGTTGGTAACCAGCCTTCCTTCATCGGGCGAGAGTAACAAGATATACATCGTTAAGGACGGAAGCGATGCCAACGATGTGTATCAAGAGTATTACTATACCAATGGTGCGTGGGAAAAAATCGGTACTCACACCGTGAAGGTCGATTTAACGCCTTACGCCAAAAAAACGGAAGCGGTAATAAATATGGATTTCAGAGGTGTAGCATCCGATGGGTCATCTACTTCAAACACTTCAATTCGAAATCTTGTATATACACTAGGTGATGGGAGGGTGAAAGTAGCGGATGTACCTCTTGCTGAACCAAGAACTACTGGGGGAAGACCTTATCCTGGTCAAAACGGCTTCATGAGAGCCTCCGATAAGGCTAAGCTAGATGGCATTGCGGATGGTGCAAACAATTACACCCTGCCTACTGCCAGTGCATCGGTGTTGGGTGGTATTCTTATAGGTTATGGTACAAGCGGTCGTAATTATGCCGTCCTGCTAGATGGAAGCGGTAAGGCTTATGTTAATGTTCCGTGGACTGACACAAACACCACCTATGACTTGTCACCTTATGCTAAAAAGATGGAGACAGTTGACTTTAGTTCAATTAGACTAGACAAAAGGGCTATCGCTAATACACCACAGGGACTGATACAAAAGCAGATTATATTGTTTAATACTCTAGGTGATAATGTTAAAAGTGTAGAAATAGTACTTGAAGAGGCTGCATCTAATATGTCAGGCTTAATGTCCATAAGAGACAAGAATAAATTAGATTACATAGCTGATGGTGCAACTGCGGACAGCGCAATCCCAATATCGGTAATTGATGCATTAAATTAGAAAGGGGGTTTATATGAATTTCTTAGATAAAAATGGACTAAACCATCTTTGGACGAAAATAAAAGCAAGTTTTGGTACAGCTATTGTTGAGAGTTCTCAAAATTCAAACATTCCATTTGTTACAAATCATCAAATTGTTAATGTTAATCGCTCAGGTAATATCAACGTATATGATTGGTTTCAAAAGGCATCAAAAGGAGGCATCCTGGAGGTAGTCTTTGCAGGAGAAGTGCTTGGAAGTTACACTTATTGCAATAACGGCAATATTAGTTACATGTATCAAATGCAAGGAACATCACATGGTCCAGATATTGCTAATATTGGCTTTTTGAAAACGGATTACAATACCTATGCACGCTTAATTAAGATGGATGATGATAAACTTGTTGTTGCAGAGTTTGTTCAAAACAAGTAAAACTAAAATAATTTTAAAATTTTAAAATACACTATTATGAGAAAAAGTACTGGTAGAGCAAAACCGGTAACTCCTAAAGCAGGAGTTACTAAGACCTCAAGAAGATATGCTTGTGGTGGTAAACTTGAACTCTAAGTCGCTGACTTTAGAAACTTAAAAAATAGATATATGAAGAAGAATAAGAAGCAATTACATGAAGCACTGGCTGTGCTTCTTACTAAATTATCATCGGCAAGGGACAATCCCTTGCTGATGGATAACTACGCGGTGAAAGCCTTGCGCACGGTTCTTTTGGAATACAAGGAATCGGGCGAACTTCACGAAGCATACAAGGAACAGATACAATCCACGCTGGAGAGTGACAACCCCTGGGTAGCTATGATGATGAAGTCAATTGGCGCAGACCCTACTATTAAGAACGGCATGACCGATGAAGCCATTGACGGCATGATAGATTCGATGTTGGGAAACGATTAAAACATTTTATTTATGAATGACAAGGAGAAAGAACTATGGCGAGTTATAGACAACGTAATCAAGTGTTGTGCTATTGAACTTCAGAACGGAGAGTTGAGCATTACGAGAGAAGACGTTCTCGGCAAGTCTAGAGCTGAAAATCTCGTAATGGCAAGATGTATGGTCGTTGAGCAGATGATACACGCAGGATTCAGCATAACGACCATTGCGACCGTTCTGAACCGCACCGTTTCAGCAGTGAGACATCTGAGCAAGATGTCTTACACCTATATCAGTACGTCTAGAGTTTATCGACTTGCCACGGCACAAGCGACCCTTCTAAACAAGGACGTTGAGCCGATTTGTATTTAAGAAACAAAAAGAAAATAACCAAAAGCGTTCTTTGACAATAATTCGATAAATACCCCTGCACTAACTTTTTGGAGCGAGCCAAAAATCAGAGTAACTTTGCAGCGGATTCCAATATTTGGCTTCCGTAACGTAATTAACTCAAAATTATATGGCAGACACTATCGAGAAAGTTTATTGCACTGGGGACAGTGGCAATGACAACCTAGCAGCAGCCTTGCTCGCTAGAGGTAGAGACAATGATCCAGCGACTATGCTGGCAGCAATGAACGGTGGTATGGGTGGAGGTTGGAACAACCCATTCGCCTACATGATGATGTTGGGAATGTTCCGCTTCATGTACGGTGATGGCTGGAACGGACAGAACGGAAACGTTCAGAGAGCCGAAATCCAGTCTCAGATTGACAGCCTTCGCAACCAGATGGCAGACAACCACAACAGCGACTTGTTGATGGGAGCAATCCAGGGCAACAACCAAGACTTGAAGACCTTGGCGGCTAACTTGAACTGCGACTTCAACGCATTGCAGGCTTCTGTTTGCGGCATTCAGGCAGGCATCCAGCAGATAAGCGGACAAGTCGGTTATTCGGCAGAGCGAGTAATCAATGCTATCTCGCAGGGTAACTTGCAGATGACCATTGCACTGAAGGACTGCTGCTGCCAGACCCAGCAAAACATCATCCGTATGGGCTACGAGCAGCAACTGGGACAGAAGGACATCGTGAACACCTTGCAGCAGAATTTCGCCTACACCAATACTGGTGTGGAGCGTGCGGCAAGCAGTCTCAGCAACCTTATCCAGTCGGTCGTTTGCGACTTGAAGACCTCGGGCAAGGAGAATACTCAGCGCATCGTTGATGTTCTGAACAACCACTGGGAGCAAGACCTTCGCATCCAGCTGGAGGACAGCAAGCGCAGAGAGCAGACTGGTTTCATCATCCAGCAGCTGAAGACCACCACAACCACAACTGGAGCGTAGTAGGTCTAAACAAAATCTATCAAGGGGCAACTCGCTGTGTTACCAGCGAGACCCCTTTTTGTCTATTTATCGAATTATCTAAAAAGAGCGCATTATGGAATTTAAGAATATACAAAGAAATCACCCGGTCTATCTGCTAGACAAGCAGACGGTGGAAGTTAAGGAAGGCAAGGTCGTAGACAACCAGCCGCACATCAACACTGGCATCGCAACCATTTCCAGCAGCGGACAGTCAATGCGAGACGTAACAATCGAGGTGGAGGGAAAGCAGACCATCTACACCATACCCGAACACCTCGGAGTTACCTTTGCAGGCGAAATCGTACTGGCAACTGACAAGGCAGACCTTTTGCCCGAAGTTGGGAAATTGGTAAATGAAGCCGATGAGATAATCAAGGCATACGAGCCAAGCAAGGAGCGGAAAGCCAAGGGCGAGGAACTTCTTGCAGCTTTGAACCCGGCAATCAAGGAGAAGCAGGAAACGGAAAAGCGTTTCAAGGCACTTGAGGGCGATATAAGCGGCATTCGTGGCATGGTTAAGCAATTACTCGACAAACTAGGATAGGAGGGCGCACAATGAAGAAAATAATCGTTTTGCGCCATTCTTGCGGCAGCGAGGAAGAGCGACACCAGCACCAAGAGAGCGACATCATCCACGGCTTGCCATACGAGAAGGCAGCAAAGGCACTCATGGGAGCCAGTGGGTACGTGGCATACGTTGCCAAGCACGGCTACCATTTTACGAAGCAGCTAGCAATCAAGGCAAGCGAGCAGATGAAGAACGTAGACGGAACGAGCCACCGTTGGACGGTAGACGAAATCCGGCTGGCAACAAACAACGAGATAATCTCGAAGGGCACGACCCTCGGGGATATTCTCTATTTGGCTAATATGGCTTATGCGGACTTCTACCCGAAGGTAATCAAGACCGAGAGCGACTGCGTACAGTATGCTATTGCCGTAGCCAGTGATCCGGACGGATACGAGGGTATGGCATTCTGCAGGTGGACGGCAGACATCATCGGAAAGGGCGTTACCATTGACTGGGAAAAATTGGAATAAACCAAAAAAATTAATTGATATGAGCGAAGTATTTCACGATTTTCAGGTGCACCACCTTTATTTGTGCGCCCTAGTAATTTTTATCTGTTTCGCTACAATTCTGATAGCGATGACAATTGACCTGATAGCAGGCATACAGAAGGCGAAGGAACTGCATGTTGCAAGAACGTCAACCGGGTTGAAGAAGACGTGCGACAAGGCGAAGAAGTATTTCCCGACATTCGGTATCGCTTCGCTTATGGACGTTGCTACGTGTGTTATCTCTCCATTTCCCATGTTCTCCATCGCCTGGACGGTTTATCTGCTTCTGTGTGAGTTCAAGAGCATCAGGGAGAAGGCATACGAGAAGGCAGAGATACGCAAGCAAGACCGCACGATGCAAGTAATACTGGAGAATAAGGACGAGATTGCGAAGGCGGTTGTCGAGATTATGAAGGAAGAAAGGAAGAAAGGAGGAGACAATGAGGATAACTAGAGCGCAACTTCTAAAGGTAATGCCGAATGCAGGCAGCAGGGCAGACACCTATCTTCCAATCATAAACGGATGGGCAGAGCATTTCCACATCAATACGAAACTTCGCATGGCTCATTATCTTGCGCAAATAGCGCACGAATCCGGTGAGCTCAGATACACCAAAGAACTGGCAAGCGGCAGAGCCTACGAGGGCAGGAAAGACCTCGGCAACACCCAGCAGGGCGATGGCGTGAAGTACAAGGGCAGAGGTCTTATTCAGATAACCGGGCGAGCCAACTACCGGAAGTATGCCAATTATTGCGGCTTCGATGTAGTGGGCAGTCCCGAACTTTTGGAGCGTTCTCTGGGAGCAACGAAATCCTCGATGTGGGTATTCGACACCTTCGGCTGCAATGAGTTGGCAGACCAAGACAACTTGAAGGCTATCAGAAGGAAGATAAACGGAGGGTACAACGGACTGGCAGCCTGCGAGAAGTATTTGAAGCGAGCCAAGGAAGCCTTAAAAATCAAGGTGCTTGCGTAATAAACACATCAATCAAACATTTCAAAGTATGGAAAATTCAAGGAAAGGGCGAAATTTGCGTTCTGCGGCGTTATTTTTCGCAATGCTTATAATTACCCCACTTTTGATTTTGGGCTGTTCCTGCGCAAAAACAGCCGCAAATAACACGGTTTATCACGACAGCGTACACACCAGTATAAGACGTGACAGCGTGAACCAGCGACAGATCCACTGGCAGGACACACGGCAGCATGACAGCATATTCAAGCAGGACAGCGTGCTGGTATACATCAATGGAGACACCATTATAAAGGAGCGGTGGCATAATCTTACGACTACCAGATGGAGGACAACGACCAAGACGGACACCATCGTGGGCGACATCTACAAATTCGTGACCGACACCGTGAAGGTCAAGTATTACGTCAACCGATACAAGACCAAGGAGGTTGAGAAGCCAGCGAGCACATGGCACAAGATAAGGCTATTCATTGGCGATTGCGTGATTCTGTTTCTGTTCCTTCTTGCGGTTAACTGGATAAAGGAGCGCATCAAGAAGAGAGTTCAATAGGTTCAATCATAATATCAATTTTTAGAAGGGCAGGAAGCGCAGGAGAGCGTTTTTCTGCCCATTTTTTGTGCGTAGAACACTTTTCATTGAGAGAAAAGGGGTAGGGGTTATGAGAGTTAGATTATATTCATTCTAACTAATGCGTGCAGGTTATTATTATATAGAGCGTGGAAAGCGTACCGAAAACAGCCAAAAGCGTACCGAAAACAGCCGGAAACGACCAAAAACGACCGAAAATAGCCATGCTTACGACATAAACAGCCAATAAAAGTTAAAATATTAATATCTTTCGGGAAAAGTTTTGGTAGAACCGAAAAATATTAATATCTTTGCATCGTGTTTAGGAGATAAGCACATTAAACATTTAGTAACTTAAGCCCTACGCATCACGGTCAAGCGGAAAATATGAAGAAAATTGAAGTGACAACTTTGAAACAGTTTGTTGACTATATCAACGAGCATAACGAATGGCAACTCGATGCAAAAGATATAATCAATAGTAACCGATGGCAAGACCTCCGAGGATACAACAACGGTTGTATATGCGCTGACGAAGAGGGATGCAATCTGGTTGTTATCAATTATAAAGGAAAGGCAGAAATCTGTGACGCATGTGAATGGTTCGGGTTTGATGAAGATGAGGAAGAGTTGTAAATAATAAAAACCAATGAAAATGAAAAAGTCAAATTCAAACATTTTAGAGTTCACTACAAAGTTCATCAACTCTAACTTCCGTATTAAGGTCTTCGGACGCACAGAGGATGGCAAGAAGATAAACACACTCGTAGGAGTGAGCGGAATCTTGAAGCTCATCGGAGCGGAACTCTTCAACAAGTTCATCAAGCGAGCATTGAAGGCTGGTATGGACGCTTGCCGCTGCGCACTCAGAAGAGGATTGGTTGTAACATTGTACGCAAAGTAAGAAAGGAGAGATGAGTTATGGAAATAGCAATCAACGGAATGAAGGCGGTAGGCTACTTCAAGGATGAGGATAAATTCATCAAGCGTGGCGAGTACAAGGAGACCGAACTAGACAAGCGCAAGCGTGAAGTGGACTTCTTGATATTAGGTGTTGGCAACCGTTGGGAGATACGTTTCAACCACCCAGTGAGCCTAAAGGAGAACAGAAGCATCAAGAAGGGCGAGTGTTCTGATAATGTTTACTTCGTTACATCTAACGCTTTGGAGAAGCTAAAGAAACAATACTCTTACGAGTGTGATTTTTAATAACCAGCTGGGGAGCAATCCCCAGCGCAAAGAAACAAGATATGGAAATTTTAGAAACTATGACATTTACCAAGGCGGTTGATGGTTCAACTAAGGTTTTGGGTATTTATTTATATGTTGAAGGTAGTCAGATGCTTAGAGATAGAAAGAGGTATCTTATAAAGAGAGGATACTTGTATGATAAAGCAACCAAGAGATACGAAAAGCATTTTAAGGGCGGCAATATAACTACTATTACGTTCACGAAAAAATAATGAAGATATGTTAGCACTTCTAAGAGCGGAAGACCGCAAGAGAAATGTTGTAGGGATAAAAGAAATTGATTTCGACAACAAAAAACAAAGAATGATGCAAGCAAAGGTGTTCGGGCGCAACGTAGGGGCATTTAAAGTTTACATTAGCTGGGCGACTGGCATGGAGATATATACCCCTTCCGAACATTGCTTTGAGAGAATAAACAGATAACAATTTCAACAGAATTATTAACCAGCAGGGTGCAAGCCCTGCACAATTTATCAAGATATGAAGGAATACGACAAGATGCCGGCACAAGCAGTGGTCGAGGTAACGACCAGCTGGGGAAGAACCTGCCTGCGAGAGATTGGGCGAGACCTAAAGGAAGGCACGGTGCTCGATGGCTATTATTATCCGGTAAGCAAGGCTTTCGATTTCGAATGGAAGGGAGAGGGCGCAATGCTGTGGATCGGGGACAACGGAAGGCTTGTCAGTCTTGGAGAAGGGCAGAAGCATAAATACATGATGCTTGGTCGTCTATTATCCGATTGCAAGTACTTCCTTCGCAACCCATACGAGCGACACCTCTATTTCCCGAGTATCGCCCGGCATTGCAAGGAAATGCGACAGTACTGGCTGTCGTTGAATATCAAGCCGGAGTGGCTAAGCTACAAGCAGATTGGCAAGCTGGAGCACAAGATGAACAGAATGAAAACGAAGTTGGACAGACAATTAAAAAAAGACAGAAGACAATTACAGAACAAGAGTACAGAGAAGCCCTGCACAGAATCAAGGTGAAGGCAGAGAATGAAAGAAGAATGCTGGCAAAGGAATTTGCCACGGAGCACAACCCGGTTAAGGTTGGCGATTATATCAGCGACTGCTTCGACACGATAAGGGTTGAAGGTTGGGGTATTTCACGTAGAGGCTACGATTACAACTCCTTGCCTTGCCTGGTATATCAAGGCGAGACCTGCAAGAAGGATGGAACTCCACGCAAGCACCCGAAGAAGTGCAGCGTCGAGCAGCGCAACCTCTTGCGAGTAAATGGAGAACCAGTAAAAAATGGCGGATATGGAGAATAATAGAAGAAACATCAAGAGAACGAAGAAGGGTGCTGGCGCAACGGTCAAGCTAGTTGGCATACAGATAGACAACGACCTGCTGCCTTTCCTCAACGCATTGCCCAACAAGTCACGATTCATCAATGATTTGTTGAGAAAGAAATTTTTTGGTAAATAATTTTGTGGTTTCAAAGGAAAAGCGTACCTTTGCATCACTGAATGTTTAAAGTGGTCTCCACTTATTACCCCAGCGGCTCGACTTTTTTACCGCTGGGGTATTTTTTTTTGCCCATTTCAAGCCGCAAATGTAAAATAACATTAAAATAACAATAAAATAAAAAGAAAATCGTTTGAAAATTTGGTAGAACCGAAAAATATTAATATCTTTGCAGTGTGTTTAAGAGATAAGCACTTTAAACATTCAGTAACTTTCAGCCCTAGGCAACACGGTTAAGCCAAAGAAAATGAAAAAAATCGAAGAAGAATTAGACAAGACTGGTTATCGTTATCGTGACAACGAGGATGGAACATACGATGTATGCTATGACCACAACCAAGATTCTTTCTTTTCACCCCTACATAGTTATCATGTAGCAACCATTAAGGAAGATGAAAACTTGTGGTACATTGACAATAATGAAGGCGCAGGATGGGGAGAATATCCTAAAGAGGATTGGACTTTGGAAAAAGCTATCTACGACCAGTGTATTGACGAACATATTAACTAATTATAAATTATATAAAAGGGGACTGACGAAAGCCAGCCCCTTTTTTTTGTTCCGCAAGCAGCCCGACCACCTGCATTCTATCTATGTTTTTGTACTCTTTCTTTCGATTTGCCCCGAAATTTGCGTTTTGAGCCGCTTACGTGGTAAGCAAGTAAAACTATCCCCGAAAACAATTTGAGCCGTTTCTGCGGCAAATTCGCAAGAAATAAGGGCTATTTTTTGTCGTATAGCACGTAATCAATAACCCTGCGGTTTGCTTCATCTACTCTCGATAGGTCTGCATTGATGTAGGTATCAGTTACCCGGACACCGAACGAGTGACCCAGCGCAAGCGACACCACGTCCTTTTGTATACCAATGTTGAAGGCAATGGATGCCCACGTATGTCGAGCGTAGTACGTAGTAAGCCCTGGGCGCACCTTTGCGAGTTTCTTATTAATCATGACCGTTGCAACATCAACGTTCCTGAAATGCTCCGAGAAACGAAGCAGCTTCTTTTCACCTTTGTATTTCTCGATGATTCGGAGAGCTTCGGGATGAAGCAGGATGGAGTAATGCCTGCCAGTCTTCGCCCGGTCGTATTCCAGTCTACCACGGACGATATTCTCATTTGTCAAGGCGAACAAGTCACTCACATTGATACCAATCAGCAGGAACATAAGCAGGAACATATCGACCAGCTCATCACCACCAGCTTCGAAGATAGAGCGGATTTCCTCAACCGACAAATTTCGCTTTTTCGTTGTCTCAAGCCGGAGACTGTACCTGCGGAAAGGGTAGTTTTTCGTCTGCTCATTATCTATCGCCAGATTAAAGACAGCAGCGACACAGAGCATCCTGCTGGCTCTGGTGTTCCTAGACAAGCCTTCCTTTGCCATGAACGCATCGAAATCTTCAAGCCAAGACCGATTAATCTCATCGTATGTAAGCAGAGCCGCTTTTTCCTTCCCAAGGAAAGCTTCAATCTTTGCCCAAGTATATTTATATCTGTTTATCGTGTTCTCTTTCAGATTCCTGCCCTCGTAGGCAATGAAGCCATCTCGAAGCAGGGCGACCTTCTCCCTTGCAGGCTCGGCTTCAAGCATTATTAAGTCCCGGAGTTCCCTAGCCGTAATGTCGCCACGGTATGTTTCCCTGCATTGCGCCTTCATCATCATTCTATTATAAAAATTCAGACGGTCAAGAAGGAAGTCGTTGATAGCATCACGATCCGGACGCTTTCGCACCTTGCAAGCCCTTTTATCCCACTCATCTTTCTTGCAGTATTGATTGAGGGAAATGAAGGCAGTCCCACCATGGTGGTTGACAGCAAGCCGGATGGAGAACGTACCATCCTGCCTTTTAACCCTTGTATCTAGATATAATCTCAGTGTTGCCATAATTCGTGCAGTTTTTGTTCAGTTTATTTTCAGCGTTAAGAGCCGCAATTGTGCAACATGGTGCATTATTGCGGCATTTTTAAGTTATCAGAGTATCAAAGAACCCCTTTAAATACTGGGAAAAACAGTAAAGTTGTACTTAAAATCATAATCTTTTCCTTTCTTTTTTATGTTATTATCAATGTTATTTATAGCTTAGACGATAAAAGTAGTGAAAAGGTTGCAGAAAATCCAAAAATAATTGTTACTTTTGCATCTGAAATATAAATATTTATAGGTTAT